TCGCCTTGTGCCATGCCTGTTCGTACATCCGCACAGCCAGGGCAAGGGCGACCTGGGGATCACTCACCCCCTCGATCTCGTCGCGGATCTTCAGCGGGTAGTCCGCCCTCTTCTTGGTCCCAGGCAGGCGGACGCGATAAAAGATTCTTTTTTCGGTCTTGCGGCGCAAAAGCAGCCCGCGAGGCCGGCCGTTGACGATGACTTGCGGCATTTTCTCGTACATATCGAACCTCCCTTGTTGGCTTGGAGGCCTCCGGAGTGGCGGCCTCAGTGGTATTGGATGTTAGCAGGCGGGAAAGTTTTTGTCAAGAAAAAATCCTAAGCTGCTTATTTCAAACGGCTTAGGATAATGGAGCCTATGGGACTCGAACCCACGCCCTCTTGCATGCCATCTATGATTATCAAGCTGTAAACCATTGCACAGCAAAGACTTACAATTTGGGCAATTTTGACACAAACGCAGTTTGTCGCAGTAAAAACGCAGGTGTACGCAAGAGAAGTGGCGGGATTGGTGGCGTAGTTACCGCAGGGCCCGTCTCACCCGCTCCATCTTCTCCGTTCGCGTCGCCGGCGTTTTGATCGCGGTTTGGAGGTGGATCCGGTAGAGGCGAAGCACGTCGGCGGTGGAGATTTCGCGTTCTCGCAGCCAGTCAAGGGCGTCGGCCCTTGCGGCCAGGTACTCGTCGCGGTCTCGGATTCGCACCGGGATCGGCCTTGCCAGCGCGTCGGCCATGGCGACGATATCGTTCTCCGCATACGGCGTTAAGTCGAAGCCCTCGCCTTCTCGCTTCTTGATCGCCAACTGCATCGCGTGCCTGGCGTCAGTCGTCTTCGCCGCCGCCAGCGTCCGCGTGTACGCGTCAGCGTTTCGTCCGATGTTTCGCTGGACGCGACTGGCTACCTTCTGGCCCTCCTTTTCAACCAAAGCCTGCTCAGCTTCTGTCAGCGGCTCATCTTTGACAAGCTTGTCAGCGATCTTGCGGATCCGCAGATTCTCGCGAGCGTTCTCGCGGTTGGCGTCGGCGGCGCCGCGACGGGCCGCCTGCGACTTGCCCTGGTCGGTGATCTTGATCCAGCGGCCGACGATATCTCCCAGGACAGGAGCTTCCGTTGCGCCGGCCACGCCGGGCGCCGGGATCGGCGTCGTCAAGTCGTACCCTAACACGTTTTGCAGCTCCAGCTTGACGCTCTCAATATCATTATCTTTGAACTGATAAACAATGCCGCCGCCGAGCTGGTTTGACAGGTATTTCACGAACGCCAGGTGCGTTTCCATTGTACGGGCCTCGAACAGTGTATCGTCCAGTGCCCGGCGATCACGGAATGCGTCGTATGGGTTGATGCCATTGAAGTAGTCGACAGTCTGCTTGCCGGCCAGGATCATCGGATTCAGGCCGGGGAGCTGATCCATCGTGTAATCGAAAGCCATCGGCAGAGTTGAAAGGTCTTGTTCTTCGTGATTCAGAATCTTCCAGAACAGTCCACCCAGAAACCGTTGCCCCTCATCCATTGGCACGCGAACACAAACAGTCTTCCCGTCCGGTGTCAACCCTAACGGAATGACATGGTAGTTGGTCAGGTGGTATTCACCGACGTTTCGCAGCATATCTGTCTGCGCCCTGGCCCATTTCGTTATCCATTTTTCTTCATCGTCGTCATCAAGCAGCGCTTTCAGCAGCCACAGGACGGCGCCCGAGTAGAAGCCGTATTTGATCATCGTGGGAAGCAGTGCATACTTTACGTTGTTCCACATCGCTTCAGCCGGCCGCTCGCGGATCACATCGATATCTGCCCGCCAGCTCTGGATGATGGGATTGGAGTATAGGAAGAAATTGTTCGTGATCGGCGACGCCTCACCCTTGATCAGGAACGGCGGCGAACCCGCCTGCCGGCGAATCATGTCAGCCAGCTTTGCTTCGGGCATGTCCGGATACGTCTCGCGAAGGTACATGTACGGAGCGATCTTGCCGGTTTGCTCAACAGCTCCGCCGAACCGCATGACGTGATAGAAAAGCGCTTTGAACGGTTTCGTTACGCCATTATGCCACCGTTCCTTGCCGATTCCGGCGTACATATACAGTTGCCGCTCCAGCCGCTTGTCTTCCGTAGTCCATCCGTGCGGATCCGCTACGCTGAGCAGCATGTTCCCTTTGAGCATCTCATTAACAACCCGGTCGGGCAGATTGTATTCGCTGAGCACGCCTTTGGGTGCAGCCTTGCCGTAGTTCTTCAGCAGCCGCCAGATCGAGCCGCCCTCTTTGTTTGGGATAATCCGGCCGGCGCCCGGCACGTTCTTGACGGTCCTGGCGAAGTCGCGAACCGCGTTGAACGTCCAGAAGCCGGGCCGGGCGATCGTCAAGAGCAGCCTGGGAGCCGCCGCCAGGACGTGGAGGACCGTGCCAACCGCCTGGATTGTCGTGTTGGATTCGGACTCAAAAGCCTTGGCCATCCACTTATCGACGTAATAGGGCGCCGGCCGGCCGTCCTTCATATATACGACAAGGCGCCGGTCGGGATTCTCGGGATCGACCTCGGAGATGCTGCCCTTCCGCCATTGCTGGCGAATCGGCCGCACCATATCCGGCTTGTGCGTCCGGAGGCTCTCGATTGTCATCTGCTTGGCGGTATTCCAGTGCGCCGCCGAGATGATCATCACGTCGTTTTCCAGTGTCCGCGTGAACGGATTCTGGATGTCGCCCAGGAAGCCGATCTGCCGGAAGATCCTGACGCCCGTCCCTTTGCCGTGGGCCTTGTCGAGTTCCTCGATAGGCTTCCACGTCGAGTAATACTCGTTATCGCTGATGTGTGCGATTTCCTCCTGAGAAAAGAGTTGGGAGTCTTTGGCCAGGGCGATCACATACTTGCGGATCTTCCAGAAAGCTTTGCGAGCCTTCTCCATAGCCGCAAACGCCTTATCGCCGAGCCGCTTCTTCTGTTCGGCAAGCAGCCGCGTTGCCGTCGCCGGCGTAATGCCCTGCGTGTTGGCGATGTCGGCCCGGTCATGCGTCGTGCGCAGATAGAGCAGGTAGAGCCCGAATTCCCTGTGAGACAGGTTATGCTTGTCGAGCCGGGCGATCACACGATGCCGAAGCTGGGCCAGGTAATACTTCCTGGAAGACGATGAGTAGATCGCCGAATCGATTGCCAGTCCGGGATCCTTGTTCGGATCGTCGATATCGCCGCGAAGCACCGACTTGATCACCTGGGCTTTTTCCAGAATAGCTACCTTCAGGGCCGGCCACAGATCCCTGGCTTTCTGGCCGACCTTCCGCTTCTGGGCCTCGAAGGCGGCCGCGTCGCCCTTGTCGAACCCGGCCAGAAGCCGTGCCTCCAGGCTTTCCATATTGGCGCCGGATTTGATTTCGTCGATGACCTGGTTGTAAAGCTTCTTCATCTCCGGCTTCTGGCTCAGCCAGCCGAAGAAGCCTTGATAGAACATCGGCGCCCGGGCTTTGAGGGCGCCGGGATTATTCAAGAGGACCGAGATCGCATCGGCGTACAGCTCGGGGCTGGAAAAGCGATAGGCGGTGTACTTTGCGTCCCGTTTGACGTCGAAAGGATTCCACCACTTCGACAAGGCCTTCAGCTCGTTGGTGACGATCCCCGCATCGAGCAGCATCCGTTTCTTGACTTCCTCCAGGAGCAGCTCGCGATACTTCGCTGCAATCGCTTCAGGCGAGGCGTCAGGCTCGATAACCTGCTTGATCTTTCGGCCGGTCGGCTCTTTGACGGTCTTGCCCATGCTCTTGAGGGCGTCATGAATCCTGCCCTTCATTGCCTCGACGAAGATCGACTTCTTCAGGACGCGATCAGCCTTCTTGATGAAATCGTGCAGCTTCGGATCGATCTTGTGCATTTGGTCGGCGACAGTATTGAGCACGGCGATCACGTCCTTCGGCGTAATGCCGACAGTCTTCTCGATGTACTCGTCGACCTCGACCTCGTAGGCCTTGCCCAACATCTTCTTCGCCAGACGTTTGAGCCGGGCACGCTCGGCTTTGGTAAGAGGGCCAGGGCCGCCCGGATACGATTCTAATTGCCCTTTATAGAAACGCTTAAGCGTCGCAATTCGTCCCAGGATATTGCCCCGACCCTCGATCGCTCTGTCCGGAAGCCAGTCGACCAGGTGCCCAATTTCATGAGCCAGAATCATCGGGGCCCAGTTCGGATCCCGTTTGTAAAACGAGATCACGACGTACCCTCGACCGTCTTTTTCGGTCCTGGCGACGATATCCTCCGAATTCAAGCCCATCAGCTTTGTAAGATTGAACAGTTCGACTTCGATGACGGCGTTGGCTTTCGCCGTCCGCGTGCGAACCGCCTTGATCAGCGGGCCGATGAAGATGTCGGCCCTCAGCTCGATCCGGCCGGTCTCTTTGTCATGACGGAACAGCCCCAAAGCCCCGCGCTTCCGCAGCTTGCGTTTGACCTTGGGGTACTTGTTGAGTTCGTTTGCGATGTGTACCAGTTCCGGAAGCGCCAGCGTCGCCAGTTCGGACGATTCCGGCGTCGGCGGCCTGGCGGGATTCGTGCCGGGCTCTGGCCGCTCCGCGGCGTATGTGGCAGAAAAAGAGCCGGGTGAGCTGCCGGGCGGCGGAGTTACGTCGTCGTAGTCGGTGCCTTCTTTGGGAAACAAATCCCCCGTCTGGTCTTGCGGTTTCGGCTTGGGCTTTGGTGCGGGCTTTTCTTCGGCCTTTTTCACACCGCCGAAGAAGTCTCGTTGGCCCTCGATATCGTCTTTAGCGATATCTTCCTCCTGGGCCTTGACGGTCTTGTACTTATCCTTGTCGAGCATTTCCTTCTGGCTGCCCGACGTTCCCCCTTTGGTCTCTTCGCGGCCCAGAAGAGCCTTGTCTTGGTCCAGCTTCTTGCCGGTAATCTTCTGGGGCGGTTGATCTTCGGGCTCGTACAGCCCGTCGAGAAAGTCGCCTATTTCGGCGTCGTCTTTGGACTCGGATTGGATGGCTTCCCTTTCGGCAGCAGCTTCGGGGTCCAGCCCCGCTTCTGGATCTGCCTCCGCCACGCCTGAAGCCACGCTTCCAGTTTCTTGCTCATAATCCCGATACTCCTGAATGTATTTCTTATAACTGTCAGGGAGCGAATCAGGGTCGATGTCGTATTCCGCGGCAAGATCCAGAATGCCTTTGCCGACCGCCCAATCCTCGATCTCGCCGCGCTTCACAGCCATTTTCATCGCCTGGACGGCGTAAGTCAATAGCTGCCGAGGCGACGGAGGCTTCTTTTTCTGGGGAACGAACGCCTCGTCGCCCAGCTCTGCCCGCACGGCGTCGATCACCCGCTTCGGCGCCAGCCAGTAACCTTTCTCGCCTTTCTTGCGGACCTCTACTCGCCAAACTTCGTCGGTCCGATCCTGAATAGCCTTGAGCGTAAATCGCGGCAAGCCGGTCGGTAATTGCTCCAGCTCATCTGCCCAGATAAACGTCTTGCGGCCGGCGACGGTGTCGTTATTGGGTGTGCGAAGGCCCTTGGATCCCCAGCTTCGAAGCGTCTTGAATTTCTTCCAGGCGTCCGGGACGGACGTGTGAGAGACCTTAGGGGTGGGCTTTTCAGTGTTGGTGGCCTCGCCTGCCTCGCTCTCTGCCTTGCCCGGCAGTTGAGCCGGATCGGCAGGCGACGCGTCCTGGGGCATCATGGGGCCTCTGTCGACCGGCTTGTCGTTGCCAGCCAGGAAGTCTGCGATCAGGGCCTCCATGCGGTCGTAGAGATCTTGCTTTTCGCCCTGGTAAGTTTCTGGCGATTTGCCCATCTCGACATCTTCAAGCCTGTCTTCGAGTCGGTTCCAGTCGTCGTTATTGTCGGCCAAATACTCAATTATGGCCGTTCGTCGTCCGTCGCCTGGCGTACTGCTATCTTGGTAATCATCCGGCAAAGCCCGAAGCTCGGCAGGTGTCATGTCGTACCCGGCACGATCCTCTTGTGGCTCACCAACCGCCTTCTCAGTATCCTCGTCGGACAGCTTTTGTCCGTCAACCGCCTTCTCAGTATCCTCAGCGACGGGCGGAGCCGCCTTGTCATCGGCAGGCTCCGCCGTCTCTGATTTGGAGGTCTCTTCTTGTTCGGCCGCGGCCCTGGCGTCCTCGACGGCCTTCTGTCGGGCCTCCGCCGTCCGCAGCTCGCCTGGCAGGTTCTCCGGATCCACGCCCAGGGCATCGGCTACATCTTTGCGGCTACTGCTCTTTGCGTTCGCCAGCCGATCCTGGACGGGGCCGGATCCGCCAATCCCGCCGCCGGCGAAGCCGAGCCCAAATCCGGCCACGACGTTATCGAGCCAGTCATCGAGCATATGAGCGACGCCCTCTTTGGCTGCCCCCGGGATGGTGGACGGATCGTCCCCTTTAACATTGTAGCCGAAGTGTTCCAGGAAATTTTCGCCGATACCCTGGATGAATTCCTGGGCGCCTTCCATTGCCCCCGTCTTGAGCATTTTGTGGAACAGCTTCTTCGCCGGCTTGAAGACTTCCTCGAACGGAATCTTCTCGGTTACGTACTCCCACGCCGCCGTCATAGCCCCGATCAGATTCGACTTGGTCTTACTCCCGCCGGCTTCCCGCTGGCGATGATAGGCGCTGCTGCCGGCCTGGGCCGACAGCAAGACGAGACCGACTTGCGGATTCTTCGTCAGAATCGACGCGGCAATTGCCTGCATGTACGAAGGCAGTCCCTGGCCAATTGCCGAACCGGCTTTTGAGACAGGGGCCTGGGACCACTTCGCTTCGGCGACTTCCGGATCCGGCGCCTCCCAGCCCTTGTTTGCCTGCTCGTCCCACCAGTTGGCCCACCGAGCGCCTTTGTCGGCGTAGAAGTCCATGCGATCTTCGAACGCCTTAACCGCTTTTTGGGGCCCGTATTTGCGAACCAGGTAATCGACGATCGCCGCCTGGCCGGGAATGCTCGTCGAGCCGGCGGTCAGGACGTTTCCGATACTCGCTCGCTCCGCCGCCCATCGAACCATAGCTCCGATGCCGCCGATAATCTGGCTCTGAACCCCGCGAGCGGCGCCCTTAACGAATTCTTTGGCCGGCCTGGCTAACGGACCGATCTCGGCACCGTCCGGAACGCCGTACATCATGGCGTTTAGATCGCCCTGGCCTAACGAAACGCGAGGCTGCCGGCCAGTCGTCGACATCTCCCCCAGGATCGCGTCGAGACCTTCGAGTACGCCAGGCTTCCGTCGCTCCTCCTCTTTTTCCTTAGCCGTCTGGAGGATTGCATCGAGTTGTTCGAGAACCGAAACCGTCATAAGCCTAAAACCTTCAGCATCGCTTTGATCTTATCCTGATCTTTGGTGTCGAGGATCTTGCGAACGCGATCGGCCTCTTTTTTGCCGTACTTTTGCGAAACGAACTTGACGAACGTCTCCGGATCCTGCGTTGCCCGGACGAAGGCAGGCGAGACCGACCCGTCGATCGTTCGCTCCTGGCCTGTTTCGAGATCCCGCATAGTGATCGGCCCGGCCTCTCCGCCGGCACTGACCGCCTCGTCTTGTGCGACGGGCCCTTTGTCGGTATAGCTGTAATAGCCGTTAAGGGCAGCCCGGATCGCCTTGTCGATGTCGTCTTCCGATGGCAGCGTCAGCGTCTCTTTGTTGGTCTTTGGGTCCTTCGTAACAATCGTCATGGCGTCGATAACGCTCTGGCGGATCGCGACGTAATCCTTGAAAGCGATGTGTCTTTCGTTTTCCTCGGCCCCTTTGATGATGGACGGCAGCCCATTCCGGTCGTAGCCCCAGATATTGCCGTCGGCGTCCTGGTACGTCTGGCTGCGAACGGTATCGGCGATCGTGACAACGGCTTCGCCGCGGGGAACCATCGAATCCAGATACTGCTGCTTTTTGACGAGCGACCCTTCGGCCATATCCCATGTAATCTCGCCTTCCTCGACGGCCTGGAGCGTCGCGTCGATCTCGTTAGCGATCTTCGACCGAAGCTTGGTCTGGTACGGCGTGAACTGGCGTTTCGCTTCCATTTCCCGCTGCCGCTGAACTTCGTCGGCATGGAGTGCCAGATCATGGCGCAGCTTCGTCAGGTCGATTTCGCCCTGCATCCCCATCGCATAACGGTCAAGCCCCGCCTGCCGGTCGGCGGCGGAGATCTCTCCCTCGAACGATGCAAGGTCCATCCGGCCGGCCTGCTGTATCTCGGCTTCCCGGATCCTGGCGGCCAACGTCGCATCGGTTTCTTTGGCTCGGAGGCCCTGGAGGTCGAGGCTGTGCCGGCGGTCGGCGACATCCTTCTCTTTCTGGTACGCCATCGCCTCGCCTCGCATCTTATCGGCGACGGCGTCGCGTTCGGCCTGGTACTGCATCTGCATGAACCGCTCAACCCGCCGCCGCTCCAGCTCGCGGAGCTGGTCGGCCCGGGCCCGGTCGCGTTCGGCTTTTTCGCCGCGGCCGGCGCCATACGCGATCGGTCCGAGCGTGCTCATCGGTACGTCATGTCTTACTTTGATCGCCATTATAGTCGCGTCCTATAGCCTAAGCTGCGTAGTTGCCTGCCTTGTTCATGAGCTGGAGAAAGTCGGCTGCCGACGGATACTCGTCGTCGCGACGCTCCATGACGCCGAGCTTGCCCTGCGTGAGATTCGTCAGGTACCCGACCTTCTGCTGATTGAGCCGGTCGTTGACGCGGGCCATCGCGTCGGAAAGCCGCCGCGTGTTCTGCATTTGGATCGTTGGAGCGACCGTCGAACCATAAAGCCCGCTGTTAATCAATGACGACATCGCCGCCGAGCCGGTCCGTTTGTAATAGTCCTGAAGATCCCGCTTCTCCTGATCGCCCAGGCCGGCTAACATGCTCGGCACATCGGCGATGAGCTGATCGTAGCCGCCCAGGATCTCTTTGTACCGGGCTTCGTTGGCGGCTTTCGCCTCCGCCTCTTTGGCCTCGTATTCCTTGATCGCGGCCTGCTGCTGCACCCACGTCGCACGGCTGGCGTCTTTTGCCGACAACATGCCGCCGCCCCACGGGGTATCGCCGGTCAGCTTGACGCCGAGGCCCGTAGCCTTCGGGGCCGACGACTGTGCGTACCGCTCCCAGTCGGCGACGGTCCAGTTGTTCATGCCCTGACGGGCTGCGTCGTAAGCGGATACGCCGGCAAGCCCTCCGCCCGATGACACGGTGCCGGTGGCCGGCATATTGTATAACGATCTGAAGAAAGCGTCAGGTTGTCGCGCAAACATGATATTCCTTTCTATACTTTGTAAGCAGGGTTCATTTGGACGGTGTCGCTTTTGGCGACGAACGTGCCATGTATGCCGGTTATGCCGGCGCTATCTGTCGCCGTCTGAAAGCCCAACTCAAAATAGTCGTCGTCGTCGACCAGTATGCCCTGCTCACCCATCTTCGGCGTCTCCGAGAACGTCAGCGTGGACGTAGTGGGATGCACCAGGGATGTCGACTGCACGGCCCCGCTCCACACGAGCGTCCGCGTCCCTGTCGGCCCGCCTGCCCGCTTCCACATAGCCGGGCGAATATAGATCGTTTCACCCGAGTCGGTCGAGTCAACCGCCACGTCGGTCGCCTCGAAATACGCTCGCTGATCCCAGTGCATCAATCTGGCAGGGTCTGACCGCACGTGATCAGCCCATGAAGATCCGTACTGTGCTGACGTATGCGAATCAATTAGTGTTTGCGAGATCTCGACAGTCAGCCCGCCAATAACCGGCGTTCCAAGCCCGCTGATCTTGTCGCCCGCATTGTAACTGTCAAATGAGACCTTGACCTCGTTAGAGCTGATGTCGATGATGTACCGCCAGCCGCTGTTGTAGTCAGTAGCCCCCGGCGTTCCGCTGGCAGTGTCGCTCCACGCGGGAAGGCCGCTGCCTCGCCACCGCCCTTGCAGGCCAGCCGCCGTCATGCGAAACTGGTAGCGTGCAAGGGCTTCCGTGGTTGCCGATCCGCTGGCCCCCGACAGCGTGATCGTGCCCGCCGTGATCGTGCCCAGGTCCGCCGCAATCGCTGAGAGCGTATTGGCGATGATAACCCCGGCCAGTACCGCCCGCTGCGGAGCGACCGGGATCGCCGCGCCATCGACCCGCTGGCAGAGCAGCCAGTGCCCGTTGACCGATACGTCTATCGCAGTCGCCAGGTCATCGGTCCCTCGAAGCACCGCCGCGGCGCCGGGCGTCGAATCCGGCTCATCCCAATAGATGTAGTCATTATCCAAAGGCGAACCAGGCGCCGAGACGGTATACGAGGACCCGCCAAACTCAATTGTCCCCGCGCTCCACGTCAGATCGCCGCTGGATATGCTGAACTTGAGGCCGTAATACATCGGTACGTCATCGGACAGGCCGGAGCCGTCCACGCCGTCTTCGCCATCCGCTCCGTCTTCGCCGATGATCTTCATGGCGTCCGACCACGTAGCTCCGCGGTCGGTCGAGATGCGCATATACTCGTCGCCGGCGGTAAACGTCGAATGCCAGTCGGTCGCACCGTCGATACTGTATTGAGCCGTCGTAGAGTCGCCGTCCAACTGGATCGGGTCATCCCATGCGGTCACGCCGTCGCCAAACGAGCCGTCCGCCGCCTTGTAGCATGAGCACATCCACAGCCGGTCCGTGCCGGCGGGCGGGCCGTCATGCCAGTCGTTTGGCGATGCGCCCCCGATCCCGTTTGCCTGATCCGGCTTGGTAGGCGATGAGGCCGCTCGCTTGAAAATGAACTCGCGATACTCTCCCTCCGCCCCGCCTGCACCGTCCGCACCGCGAATAGGAACGGGCTCCGACCAGTCCCCTTCCGCTGCGTTGCGGGCCAGCTTGTGACTCATCCATCGAGCATCTTCTGTCGCCGACCAGTACCATCCGCCGGTCGTACCCGTCCCGGTGGGGTTGGAAGGCTTGGCTGAAAGGTCCGCGTCGTGATATGCAGTAAACACCGAATAGCCGGGATTGTCCAGCCGCACCCATGCACCGAACTGGTATACGTACTGATAGCCGTCGGTCGTGTTGATATACGCCCACCCCTGCAGCGGCTGTCCGTGTTCGGTGATCAGTGCATCGGCGTCGGCGAAAAAGCCTTTGTAAACGATGTCTGGGGAGCCCCGCTGGAGCTCTTTCAGTATAGCCCTGAGTTTCGGCCAATCCCCGTCTGGAAGTGATACAGCCATAATTACCGCACCCTCCCCGCCCGCTCGACCTCCGCAAGCACCCGCTCCAATGCCCACGTCTGGCTGAGTGTCGAATTCTTGAGGCGAATACCCGCAAACGCGCCCCGCATCCGTGTACGGCTCGGCTTGCCGCGACCCGGACCCGTCAGCGTCAGCGAAGCAAACGGACTGGTTGCGGCGACCACTTTTTCGATGATTTCCTCCGCCGTCTCGGCTTGATACATCTCGACCGTGATCGCATCGGTGTCGGCCTGGCTGCCTCCGGCGGCGCCGCCGGCTGTCACCACTGTCAGCCGCGTCAGTTTGCCGTCATAGCCGTCGGCGCCCATCTGGATCGGCCCCATCGTTACATGACTGTCGATCGCCGTCTGGTCCGTGCCCGCTTCCGGCAGTGCGAGGGCGTCGTCTTCGGTCCCGTCGCCGCCGTTGTACAGCACGGCGACTTCCGCCTGCGTCAGTGCCCGGTTGATAATGAGCAGGTTGTCTAATGACCCGTCAAGGAAGTCGACCGTATCGCCGACAAGTTGGCTGCCGATGAATAAGCTCTTGGTATTGTTGATAGACCCGGTAACGCTCGATATATCCGCCGCCGTGCCCGCCACGCCGTCCACCCACACCTGGCACAGCCCGTTAGTCCGGTCGACCGCGACGACGACATGATGCCAGTCGCCGTCATGCACGTCGGCCGCGTTCGGCACCACGCCAGTACCCACGGTTGAGTCATAAATGAACAGTCCGATCTTGCTTCCGGCGGCTGCCTCCATGACGGCGATGTAGAACCCCGCCGCGTCCAGCCTTTTGCGGATAATGCCCTGCCGGACGGCGCTCGTCGTCTTGACCCAGAACTGCACCGAAAAGTCGCTCGTACCGAGGTTCAGGCTTGCATTATGCGCCACAGTGATCGCGTCGCTGGTACCGTTAAAGACCAGACAGCCGTCGACCTTGCCAACGCCGTCGAAGTCTTCCGTATTGCGGCCCGCCGTACCATCAAGACCGTTGGGCCCTGAGTCAGCCACCGTCTTGTTGGCGGCGTTATCGTTGAGCTTCCACCATGCGATAACATCGCCCATCATGTCATGCAGGTGAAACCCGCTCCATCGAATATCGTTCTTCGCCGCGCCGTCGAACCACCGGATATGCCCATCGTTGCAGCCCATCAGGGTGCGCCGGTACTCCGGTTCGTCGGCGTTGTAGTAATGCTGGCAGCACACGCCGAACTCCGCCGGCCAGTCCACCGGGAAAAACCCCTGCGTTCTCAAGTCGTACCAGTAATTGGCGTTGGATCCGTCAACCCGCTCCGTGACCGTGATAAGGACCATGTTTCGCCGCGGATGATGGGCCAGCGTAACGATCTGCGTTTCCGGGTTCAGTCCCAACTCCGCCACGAAATCGGGCAGGACGTTATCCGTCAGCGGTTCGGGCTTGCTGAGGCCGGGGAGTATCGCGTAGAGGCCCTTGCCGTCCATGAAGTACAGTTCGCTCTTGGGTCCCCAACACCATGAAGTATCCGTGAGAATGCCGACATTGAACGCTATTTGCTCAAGCGGCATACCCGCCGCCGGATTGCCGCGCTGGAGCCAGATCGAGTCGGTGCAGCCGTAGATCGTGTGATCGTCGGCATACGGGATCGCCGCCGTCAGCACGTCCCCGATCTTGCCGACATCAGTGTCGGTGCCCGCCACCGCCGACAGGTCATCGTCCGAGCCGTACAGCCAGTCATGCGGCCGCTCCGTCCTGGACAGATACCACACGTGCGGTTTATCCGCACTGCCGGCCAGCCCGATCCGACCCTGATACAGCCACACAATCGTAGGCGCCGGCGGCATTGCACCATAATTGGCCGAGTCGCCGGCAAACACCGTCCAGTCATAGTAATGCGGCGTGGTGGGCTCCGTCACCGCCGAAGGCGTGAAGTTGGTGCCCTCGGTAACTACCGTATCCGTCGTATTAAACGCCGTCGTACTTGTGGTGAAACCGTAAACAGCCGTCTTTGCAGCGTTTACGTAGTCAACGATCATCTTGGCGATATTGCCGCCGCCCTGGTCCTGGGTGATTTCTTCGGCAGGCTCCGGCGGCGTCGCCAGAGCCGAACACGTCAGCTTTGTCGACCGGAAGTCCACGACCTTTTTCGTTGCCCCGTTTGCGATGAAGACCTTGCCATAAGCTCCGACCGCGGAGACCTTCGCGGCAGTGTCGAGCACCAGACCGGAGAGCTTCACAAGGTTTGGCGGCGTCGAATCGTCCTCGTACCAAAAGCTGTTGTTGGCGATGGCCCAAAGCTTGCGGTTGTACGCCTTGCCGGCCACGGCGCCGCTGGGCAATGCGATGACGCCGAAACTCCACAGCGAACCCGCCGTCAGAACGTCGTCGAGAACCGCTTCGATGCGCCAGTAATACGTAGTGTCGGGCGTCAGCGAGACGCGCGGATCGTACTCGGTTTCCGTGACTATGCCGCGATAAACCGTCGTGTCGCCATTGATGACCCTGGTCTGGTCGGTGCCGAAGTAGACGTGGTAGTAGTCGCTTGCGGCGCTGTCGGTCCACGACAGGACCGTATCCGGCGATCTGCCGGTCGCTCCATTAGCCGGGGATGGGTTGGAAAGCGCCATATCGTCATAGCTCCACTACCGTTATGTGTCCCATGCAAACGACAGGGTTGCCGTTGCCAATATCCCTCAAGTACGCCCGGTTCATGCCCGGCCGCTGCCCGCCCCTGGCCCGATTGCCTAACACGTCGTAGGGCACAACATTAGCCATGTCGGGCGACGTAAAGGCCGGCTGCGTGCTCGTAACATAGTTACGATTCACGCCCTGCATCGGAAAGTATTGTTTCAGGGTCCGCGCCATAGCAGATTACAGGTCTATCGGCAGGCCGAGCAACTGTTTGCCGGTCCAGCGAATCCGTTTGCCCAGGACAACTTCGTCGGAATCCGCCGGCGAAGCGTTATCGTACAGCAGGAAGTCGTATTCGCCGTTCGGCAACCCTGGGGCTAATGCGTCAAGGCTCACCGGATAACCGCCGATGACGCTGCTTATCGTCAGCGATAAGGCCGAATTCGACCACGACGTAGCGGCCCCAACCTCCTCGGCGGCTGCATCATACACTTTGCCGTCGCCATGACGAACCAGCCTGATATACGGACTGGTTAGTGACCGATAGATATTAAAGTCCGCCATTGTCACTCCTTTTTACATTGCTCGCGTCAACAGGTCTTTCACCGTCACCAACTGAATCGTTCCCGCGTCCCTGGCAGCAACAGCCGCATCGATGAACGTCTTGAAATTCGCAAAGCTGATCGACGTGGTTCCGTGGAAGCCGACGACTGCAATGCCACCGCTGCCCGCGGCGGCAAGGTCCGTAAGAACCGTGGTGTCGTGGCTGTCGAATTGCTGGGTAAACAGCAGGTCTGTACGGTACAACTGATGATGTCGCGGGTTGTAATACTCGCCAGTCGCCCGCATCTGGTCTATGTACGTGCCCAGAAGCGCATCGGTTATCGTGTGATCTTTCCAGTTGGCCGTGCCTCCGGGGTTGGCGAACAGTCGAGCCCCCTCGCCAAAGCCATTTTCGACCATCCATTCCGTTGCCCGCTCCACGCTCCGCCTGATTGACGGCCATGTCATACTATCCGTCAACCAGTACTCATGGTTCCACGCATGGTTGCCGATCAACACGCCGGCACTCTGGAGTCTCCGCAGCTCCGCCACCGTGAGATACCCGGTGCCCCCCATACGCGCAGGACACATATACAGCGTCGTCGGCACATGCACGCTCGCCAGGTACGCGAAGAATTCCCGCTGCGAAGTTACAGCGTCATCAAGCGTGATCGCCAGCGTCGGCTTCGTCACAAACGGCTCAATAAACGATACCTCGTCGAATGTTACGGCAGGCAGGCTCGCTGTCGAGTCCGTCAGCATCCGCACCCTGACCGCTGTAATCGTCTGCCATGATGGCGAGCCCGCCCCTGTGGTTGCGCGGTTCAGCGGCACAATCGACGTGCGCCATCCCGGTCTGCGGGCCAATCCGTCCATTGTCATCGTGAAATAATCAGTCCAGTTCCCGGCGCCGGAATTAATTCTCACCTCCATGCCGGTAATCTGCGTGTACGCCGCCATCCCAGAGCCGTCATGCAGATAGTACCGCATGAACAGCCACGGGGCGTTTCCGGCCCCCGTTCGCACGTCGGTACTGCCCGCCAGCGTGTGCGTCATGAAGCCCAGGGCGTAAGTCGTCTGAGCCTTGGTGTACTTGATCGACCGTGCGGCTGCGACACCACAGACGACATTATCTGTGTCATGGGCAATCGTATCGTTAGTCAGCGCCGACCAGTCCGCCGTATCGTCGCACGGCAGGTTGAGAATGGCCTTCGAGTTGTACCGCACCCGCCCCTGCGCCGCGCTGGCTACGCTTTGACCGCTGCTGCGGTAAACGCTGCTGCCACTATCTTTATACACGCTCATAAGGCGTTTTCTCCTAATACCTAAAACGTGGCTCCGTGGTTATCCCAGCTATGTGCATACCTGTCTGGGTTGTAGTCAGGGATTGATATCAGTTCAGGAGTCCAATCCCAAATCAAACCTAAAGGGATACTTATGAAGATGTCTATGGGTTTAGCTCTCCGAACCTGTATGTCATCCATAAATCGCCAGTGAGCAATCCGATTTGCAAAAGAGGACGCACACAGAATTACACCCAACACACTTACAATGATCCGTCTCATGTTTCTGTCTCCATTTGTTTCATCCGTCGCCTTTGACGGTTATATGCATTATGACAATCTTTACATTCGCCGTTCGACAACTCCGCAGGTTTCTGTTTGCACCGAAAACACATGCGTTGCGGTGCCGTGCGCTTCTGCACATATCCCAACGCCTTCACGATCGCCAGATAATCCGACGCCGCCGGGAATCGAATACCGTGCTCCCTTTTCCATGCTTCTACCGCCTGAATGAATTCCCACTGCTCATCCGTATACTCACAATTGTGGTATGACCTCTCACCTTTAGGGTTCCGTCCCATCCATCACCATCCACAGCAACGCCATCACTTCCATCAAGCTCATCTCAGGGGCCTCGACAACCGGCTTATGCCGAGGCTTCCTCGGCGTATCCGGCCAGTTGGTCCTCACCTGATCGCCGCGATAATGCCCTGCGTAGATTGCAAAGTCGCGAAGATCGATCGCGTCGTCGCCGTTCAGGTTGCCCAACTCTAACGGCTGAAAATTCGTCGCAAGACCGTGCAAGCCGCGAAAGCCGGATCGCCCGGTGATCTTCACTCCGTTGGCGTATGTTCGCGGCAAACCTGACCACAGCAACGGGTTGTACTCCAGCCAGTTCGCCCGAATCAGTTCCAAATAAGGCAAACCCGAATCGCCCGTGTAAAAATCAACCAGCGAGGCACACAGATTCGGGTCCGCCTGAATCCAGAGCACTTCCGGCTCTATCGCGTTCGCGTCAAACGGCAGCCGATTCATGATCGACCACTCGCCAATCGCCGACGAAGCAAACATTAAAACAGTCAAACTGGCTGCGAGCCTGTTCACTCCACCCCCTGTATGCCTTCGAGGTAAGCGTGCCAGTGTTTTTCCCACTGCGGTGATCGCGGGTCATACGGCGGCGGATAGAGCACCACAGCCGTAACCCGCTCCGTTTGTGCCACAAGCCGCCCGGTCTCTCTCGATGCCTCGACATCGTAGGTCGCGTCGTGCGTCCACACGCCATCGCAGTATGCCGCACCCAGCGCCAAGTGGGGGATCACGGGCAGGTCTCGCATCGCCGCCGTGCCTGCGATCAAGAGTTGGTGGGCCTCAACGTCCGGGCCATAATAGAGGCTCGTGCTCAGCACGTCCGTCATCTCCTCACCCGTCCAATTCGTTCGCGGGAACACAGTGCGACGAATCCGGTTCCAGCCCATGCCGCGACCATACCAGATCACTATCACGTCTGGGAACATGTCTTTCGCGACCGCGTGAATCAGGTCCAATGCCTGCCGTTGCGCGTACAGAAACACCGGCGTCCTCTCCCCTTTGAGCCGTTCGGTATCGAGAATTATCGCCGAGACAGTCAATTCCAGCCCGCACTCATCGAGCAGGGTTTTGCACAGTTTGAGCCGCTCCCGGAAAAACTCTATCTCGCCCTTGTACGTCTCGCGTTCATCCCATCGCGGATCGTCGGAGTCGTAGACGCGGTGCCAGGGCGATGCCATCAGGGCCACCGTCGGCCAATCTGAAGGCGACGTTATCGCCTGCCGGATCGCGGCCACACCGTCGGCAAAGTTCCTCCGCACAGTTGCCTCGCCGGAACTGTCGACGTAAATGCAAAACGTCCCCGTCGTCTGGATCAACTCCACGAGCTTGGTATCGTCTTTACACGGCCAGTAATAATGCGGCTTCGGCAGCCGCGCCGCGACCGCAGCCTGCGACAGCACAAACAAAATGTAAAGAACTCGTTTCATAACACCGAACACTTCCAGCTCTGTTTTCGATGATCCAGAATCATGTACATCGCCGCCAGCCCTGTCGCGAGGCTCATGGCGACAACCGCTTGCCACGTCCCGACCGAACCAAGTTCCTTGAGCATCCAGATCGCAATGCCGGTCACGCCCGACCGCTTCGACAACACCTTGTTCCAGTCGACAGCCATCATCAGTTGTACTCCACGCCTTCATATGTCACGACGTTGCTGCCCATCCGGTGGCCCCACGGGTCCCTGCCGCCATCGCCGGCCCCGAGATCCAGGTTCTCTACGACCGCCAGCCGTTGATCGAAGGCAATGCTGGCGGCCAATCGCTCCTTAAATTTGGCGGCATGGAGGCCTCTGCCCCCGTCGTCCTGCCGCTGCTCGGCGATCGACAGGCAGCTCTCGATAATCGTCTCGGCGTGAGCGGCTCCGCCGAGCGGATAAGGATTGTTCGTCGAAAGCGCATCCTTGTGAACGTAATAGCGATACTGCAAGACAAGCTCTTCGCTCGGATCGCGATCAAACCATGCCTCCCACCGCTGACCGCCGCTGCCGTCGCTGGCCGCCGGCAAGATCGCCGCGAACGCCGGCGTGCCCGTCCCGAGAGCCGACCGACGCCTCTGAAGAATAAAACCGGCACTCGTCACAGCGATCGGCGACGCGCGGTTCTCGTCTTTATGGAAAACGAACCGCCCGTCCATGTAGCCGAATGCGTCAGGTAAACGGAACAGTCCGCCCGAAGCAATCGAGAACGTCGCCCCGGAAGCGCCGCTGGCGTCGCCCAAAACACTGATCACCGTCGAAGACGTGTAGCCATTGATCGTGAACGTGCCAACGTCGGTGATCACGATGGACCGGCCGATCATCGACGGATAGAAGCTGGCCTCTGAGGCGGTGATGGGGGTTGAGCCGTTGGCGTAATCGCCACCGTCAACTGTAACATCTTCGTCGACCGCCGCGTCTGACCATATCGTCAAGGTAGAGATCGGCCGCAGAAACGTCCACTGATGGACCTGGCCGTCTTCTCGCAACGCCGGCGGTACGTAGAACTGCCGCAGACCGCGCTTGATCGCAGCATCCACGCGAGCCGCGTCGGCGACGCTCCAGGTTGCAGAGTCTTCCCCGAGACCCAGGTATTCACCAATCTCGGCTTTCAACTCCGTCAATGATAACGAAAGGCCTGATTCAGCCATACGTCCCTACCTACCCTTTTGTCTTCGGCCGCACCTGCACGTCCTCTCGCGGGATCGCCCGCCATGCCGCGGTATCAGCCATAACCCGAACGCGGATCATCTCGGGATCGTCATCCGGGCCCTCGACAATGCCGCGAATCGGCACGCCGTCCATCACGCCGACAACCTCGATGCCCGGTTTCAGCGGATCATCGACGCCGACCGCTACGTCTACGTCCGCATCCGCGTCCGCAGCGGAAGCGACGGGCATATCCGGCGCATGGCCGGCCATCACCGCGACCATCGCCAACTCACCTTTGCTCATTCGAGTCATGTCGACGCGGGCCAGCATCAATCTGACCCGGTCGTACATGGCCTCGACCTCCGTCGGCACTTCGGCGACACTAAGCATCTGGCAAAAGATTGCTTTTACTTCATCCTTCATGCGTAACTCTCCTTATTGGGCTTTTACTGAAAACATTACTTGTCAAGCTATCGCCGGACTTCGCAGCCGGCGCCCGGCACATCATGCTCGACAAGAAACACGATTATCCACCATCAATCACTGTCAGCGCCGGGGTCAAGCAGGCCGCTGGCGTTGACTGCGCCGGTTACGTAGTTCTCGAAGCACCACAGGGCGTCAGTCCCTGTCCACGCGGCCGCAATCGACGTGGTTCCGCCGAGCCGGTTTCTGCAGGCAATACCCGTGCTGGACGTGTGAATCGCAATCGCCACCGCTGCTTCGGCGTTGACAAAGGTGTTGTCTTCGATGCGGATTTGCACCTGTGCCGCCGCGGACCCGAGCAAGCATCCGGTCGCAAACTTGCCGAACGCCACATTACCCTTGATAACAAGTCCCGTGTTCGCACCCGCCAGCAGGATGGCGTTGTTGGTTCCGCCAGCCGCCGTGGTGTAAAACTTGTTGTCGATGATCTGTACCCGCTGAGCTGCCGCCGCAATCGAGATACCGACCAGGTACTCCAAATTGGTCGCGTTATCGCGAAAGAAACAATTATCGACCATTGCGCCGTCGGCCGTCGCAGCGATTGTCACCGCAACCTTGACATCGGCCACATCGGTGATGATCGCGAACCCGCTGACACGGCAATTGACCGCACTGATCGTAATGGTTGCGTCCGCGTGGTCCAGAATCAGTACCGGAGCGTGATGATACGTAGCGACACCCGAGGCAACGACGCAATCATAACACCCATTGCCCAGACCGATCACGGACACGCCGGCCACGTCCAGGGTGAACAGGTCGCCAGACGCGGCCTTCACCTCCTGGTGATACGGCGCCACCAGTACGATATCGCCCTTGTTGGCCGTGCATTTGCCGATGGCCGCATCAATAGTTGCCAGGGCATTATCCCAATCAGCGCCGCTATTCGTGTCGCTGCCGGTCACACTGTTGACACAGAAGATCGTGCCCGCCATAGCCGCCTTCATGCCCGTCAGGCCGTTCAGATTAGCATTCAACAGATTCGCTGCCGGGCTCTGGGTAGCCAAAGACGTGTCCGCCAGGAGGCCTGCGGCATGAAGGAAATTAATTGTATTAGCCTTGTTCATGTTTACGCTTCACTTTCCGCCGCTTTAACTCCCGGATACGGCGCCCGGCTGCTGCCAGTGGTGGGCGCCGGCTTCCGCAGCCGACGCCCAGAGCACCAAGCCCAACAAGAAAGTTTTTGTTTACGCCAACGCAATGCCGGCGTCGCTGATGCCGATCAGGGCCCAAGAGCCCAATGTGCCAGGTACTCCTGAGTCAATCCACTCCAGAATTGCCGACTCTCCGGCCGTATTCATTTTGATGGTGCTCAAAAGACCCGATTCATACGTGGCACTTGTCAGGTCCCACAGCATCTCTTTGGTTACGACGGTGCCGAGCATGGCCAGGCACTTTCTCTGACCCATCCTTGTGCCATCCGCAACGTCCGCCTCGTCGTCGGCTGCCATTGTGATGCCGCCCAAGACAAGGGTTGTGCCACTGACCATAGGCGTATAGGTCGTGGTGTTGCCAGTGCAGGGGATGTAGTACTCGACCAGTCCGCTCTCGCGGCCGTCCAGCAGGTACGCCATCGTCAGCAAGCCCTTTTGGGTCAGATTGACCGTGCATGCCCCGTCGCCGGTGTCGCCAACTACCGTGAAAGTGTTGGCTCCGGTTGCCTGATACACGTCGTAGACCCCGGACGGACAACGCTCGGTGGACGAATCGGCCGCGGTCGCACCGCCGAAGTTGATCATCTCGTAGTCGCTGGCATCAACAGCCTTATCGACGTAGCCAAGTGCTGTGCCTGCCCCGGTCAGCGTCACTGTGGTCAGGCCGGTTACAGGATCATACACGGTCGCTCCTGTGCCAGCCACGTTCTGGAAGGCCAGCCGTGCTCCTGTGGCGGCTGCCATCGTTTCCAGCGGGATTGCTGAGCCGCGACCTTCCATGCCACCATGAGCAAATAGCCCGGCAATACCCGATTTGCCATTGTCGCCATCGTATGTGCCAACACAGCAAGTCACGAGGCCGGTATTGATCATGGACGCTACTCGCTGGGCGATCAAGCAAACACTGCCCGGCTCCCAGATATCGATCCACTGGCCACCCGTCACGGCCTTGTAGGCCTGAACGGTAACGCCGGCAAAGGCGTCATTGTTGCTTGCCGTCGGAACGGCGACAACCTTGTCTCGCTTGCCCCACGCATCCGTAGCGGTCTCGCCTGTCGCGGTTGTGACGTAAGCACGGTTGTAGCAAACGCCGACACCTTTTGCGAGTGCCGTACTGCCCGAGAACCACACCCTGCGAGGGCCTATACCCCTCGCCTGGTTTTCATGTAAAACCCTATCCATTGTTCAAACCTTTCTCAAAGGTCTCTGTTCTTGTTCAATCGCAACGCCTGCATGGCCTGCTTACTTGTAGAACACTGCGTTGCACCGACGGTCGACGCACAGGTAGTTGTAGGAGATATCCACAAATACCACGAACGTATTATGCTGGAGCGGCGCCTTATCCGGCTCCGACTCCCGCATATAGTCGCCCTTGAGGATGACCGGATAGAACGTTCCGCGATCGACCATATAAACCGGGTTCGTCGAATCATCGTCCAGATGAGGCACCCATACTAACGGATGCTTCCGGAAGACCATGGTCCCGTCCATCGAGGCAACGTCGCGGCCGAGGTTCTCATTCTGCGACTCACCGATGTTCTCGAACTCCTGAAGCGTCTCTTCGTTCATGTAAATCCGGCGGCGCTTGCCGAGCGGGCCGCGGAAGTCCTGGATGTCGACCGGCGACTTCCACTCCGTCTTGCGATGGGCCGTCCGCATCTTGGCGAGCAGGTCGGCCTTGCTCACGGTCGCATACTGCGCCGTGTAGTTGCGCCACCGCGTCTCGGTGGATGCGTCGATGCCGCCGCAGTCCGAGAATCCGGTCGGATTGCCGCCGTTAAAGCCGGTTGTTGCGTTTTTGACGATCCAGTATTTCAGGCCGTAAGGCAGCAGATCGTTCTCGGCGTCCGGATCGTCGAAGAAGGCCGCCTCCAGGCCGGCGGCGATGTCGATCATGGCGCCGACCCGTCTGGGCTTGATCACGTTGACGACAAGGGCTTTGCCCTTGTTCTCCAGCATCTCCCTTCGCTCCCACGCCCAGAACGCCGTTGCGTGCTTCCATTCGATCTCGATCGACGTCAGCAGGTCGCTGATATTGACCGAATCCTTGGAGTGCAGCCCGGTATGCCTGAACGTGCCGCCGACCTTGTTCATGATGGTCCGTTTGATGCCGCGACCGCTGCCGAAAACGACGCGGTCTTTTTTGAGCAGGCTGCCCATCACCTCGTAATTCTGGAGGGCCTGAGCAATCTGCGAGAACCGGCCCCGCCCCAGATCCTGGAGCGTTCCGGTTACGAGATCTTTGATTTGGCTATCTGTTAGTTCCATAGCACATTAACCTTTCTGAAGCGATATCAGAAAAGGTCCTCGTCAGCCGCGATCGATGCGTCCGAAACGTCGACCGAGTGATCCTTGTAAAACTGCGTGACACGCGCAATAGCTTTTTCTTCGCCTGTCTGCTTTTTATCCTGCCGCGAAGACGGCCGAGCGACGCTTTGCCGGTTCCGCGATTCGACCTTTGCCACGAGACCCTTTTCCTTGAGTCCATTTTTGAAATCCGCCAGTACTTCGTCAGCCGCCATGCGAAACAGTTTTCGCCGCGAAGGAATGGGTTTGCCGACCGCCGCCTTGCCGGCCGCGATCTCTTTAGCCTTATCCCAGATCTCTACGCGCGTCTTCATCTGCTCGGACTTCGGGTCCAGATCGGTCCGGCTGCCCTTGCCGACGGCCGGCTCGAATTCCGGCCCGAGCGATTCGAGTACGCTTTCGAAATCTTCTTTCACGGCCTCAGCCCGCTCCGCGTCGACCTCGCTCACCGAGCCTTCCAGCCTGTCGAGCCTGGCCTGCAATGCGGCGTTTCGCTTCTGATAGAATTCGTGCATACCCTTGATCGTGCCGACAATCTTCTCGTCGTACAGCTCGGGGTCGAATTCCGGCAGAGCGAACTCGTCGTCCTTGGCTTTGGCGGCGTCATCCGCCATCGAAGCGTCCGGCTTCGACGGCTTACTTCCGATCAGCGAGAGAGTCTTCTGAAGCTGCGCCGCCGATCGAAAAGACGCAGCTTCGTCGCGACTGAAACCAGCCGCCTGGGCCTGGGCCAGCAAGTCCGCGGGGATCTGCTCGCCTGAGCCGCCGTCATCGGCGTTCCTGCTGCTGCTGCCGCCGGCGTCATCGGCTCCGCCACCGTCCTCGGCGTTGCCGGCATCACCATCGGCGCCCTTTCCTGCTGCTGCGGCGCCGGTATCGTCTGCGGAGGCGGAATTGTCATTGTCGTCGCCGCCCGCGTCATCGTCATTGAAATCGACATCTTCGTAATCGTATTCACCGGCCAGGTCTTCGGCGGTCGCTGCTGCGCCGCCCGTGCTTGTGCTTGCACCTTCACCTTCGCCTCTGCCTTCGTTGCTATCAGCGAAGAAACGCGCCGCCGGCGAAAGCCTGAAAAGATCCGTCACTGAAAACAAAAACTCATTCGTACTCATAATCTGCTCCTTGGGCTTGGTCTTTGAATGCACCTGTCCGTTCGGGATCACTGTACCCGGCGTTGCGGTCGTACAACCCCATCGCCCGGCAGGCGGCTTTGCGGTGCGACCTGCTCGTAAAGATCGCAGCGCCCGTATCACGATTAAACTCCGTCGGTACGCCGGCGGCGGCCATCTTGCGGGCCGCCTCGTCGACCTGGCTGACATCGACGCCGGCGGCGTCCGATTCCATAGGCCAGTTGCCCGGCGTATTGCGAAAGCCGCCATGCTCACTTCGAAGGTCCCTGGCCATCGTCTTCCTGCACGCCCGGCACTTCGGGGCCCGGTTGCGGTTGGCGACGGACCGAAAGGCCTCTGTTCGCTGACCGCATTCACACTTGAAACAATAGGCAGGCATCACATGCCTCCTTTGGCGATAAAAAACGTGACCGCGGCGACAACGGCCAGCTTCACAAGATCGACGATCGCCTTGCGAATCGGACTGCCCCACTTCTCATGTTCCAGAAAGTGGGCCTTCAGCTCTGGGCACGGCCGAAACGCGAGATCCTGTTTGGTCTTGATCGCGGTAACCGTTAAGGCGATACCATCGATCTTGTCGTGAAGGTCTTTGATGTCTTTCTTGTCCACGTCAGCCATAAAGCTACCCCACCGATCTCGTCAGTTGCGCCTGCTCCGCCGGCTGCGAGCCGCCGCCGAGCAGCATCTTAATCATTTCCGCGTCCTTACCCTGGCTCGTCGCTCCAGGCCGGTTGATTCGCACGTTGGTACGCACGCCCCCCGCTGCGCCTTGACCGCCGCCGACGCCGCCGCCGACGACCGGGCCCTGCTGCGGATGCTGCGGATTCGTGTAGATCATAAACTCTCGCAGGTCCGTCAAGGCGGTGTAGCGGCTGATCGAATTAAAGAGCGCCTCGAAGTCGATAAGGATACCCTGCTGCTGCATCATGGGGATGTACGGCGCCACGAACTGCATGAAGATATCCTGAAGGGCCCGAAGCTTCTGGCCGGGCGACTGGAGCTGCATCGAGTACGGCTCGAGCTTGACGTTGTAACGGAAAAACTCACCTTCACGATCGTCCGGCGTCCACGTCATCGGGATCGCCAGGTTGGCCCGCGGCAACTTCTTGACCAGCGGCAGCTCGTACAAAGGGTCGGTCCACAGCAATTCGCCGACCGACGTGATTGCATCCTGAGTGAACGCCTCCACCCTGCCCCGCATCTTCATCACCCGCTGCGAGGCGCTTGCGCTCAAGAGCTGCTCCTGTCCGAGCGTGTCAGCCTGGGGACTGAGACCTCCGAGCGCGTCGAGGTTACCCGCGAGGTATGAGTACAGGTCTTTGCTCTGGATCAGGAACGCCAACGTCGGGCCATCGACGCCGCCGAAGCGATATTCCTGGGTCGCTTTCGGATTGACAAGCGGTACGGTCTGCTGATCTTCGGCGTCGGCGATGCGCTGGCCGTCCTCCATATTCGACGCCTGAACGCCTAAGATGGTCCGCTGCTTCACTGCCTGGCGGCCGAGTTTTACGTAAAGCTTGTTGGTGAGATCGTTGATATCCTCCCACTGCGAAGCCGGCGCCAGCGGCATGATATTGTCGGGCAGCTTCTGGAAGGTGAGTACGCGGTAAGGCCCCCGCTCGTCGCCGCTCTCTCGCTCCTTCACCTCCAATGCCATATCTTCCGGCAGGTTTCCGGAATCGTCAAGCGTGACGATCAGGTTCTCTTTGGGCAGCCAGATATCCCATAAGTTCACTGTCTGACGATACTGATCCCACGCCGTATCGCCGCCCCTGGACAATGCCGCGGCGGTCTCTTCCCCTTCGTTCGTTAAGGCGCTGTTGTCGTCGGGCTGGAGGAAGTCTCGACCCTTAGCCTTGCGGAAAAGCTCCATCGCCTCGTCGTAATCCATCGTGTAGCGATCGCCGCAAAACTGGACCTGATCGAATCGCCGGGCGGTCATGTCGTGGATCCAGTTATCGACCGAGACGTGATCAGCGAACGGCATCGCATAGCTGTACGCCTTGCCGCCGATGGTGACCTGGTGCGATTTGTCGTTCAGCCCGAGCTTCAGGATTCCGATCGACAGCAGTGCGTCGAGCACCACATCGGCCATCGTTTCGCCGAACTTCGCTTCCTCGATCCAGTGGTTCAGCGCCAGCTCCAGCTTGATCGAGCGAAGCTTCAACTGTTCGTGCGGCGTCGACGCCAGCACATTCGGCGCCTGGCCGGCCAGGAAGGTTTGGTAGATGTTAAGCGCCAGCTCCATCAGATTGACCGGCACGCGTTCCTCGCTGCCGTAATCGGAGTAATGCACACCGACAAGCTGACGCAACCGCTCTATCCGGCCCATCCTGAACGGCCTGAGCTTCTGGCGACTCCAGCTCATGGCGTCGCGCAACCGCTTGATGTCGACGCCCTGGGTCATGTAACGATCCACCAGTCCTCGGCCAGAAGGTCGGTTTGCGACGCGAGCCACGGCACAAGCTTATCGTCGGCCGTCTTCATGTAGATGTAGGGCAGCGTCATTTTGCTGTGCTCATCGGGCCGCTGGAGCCTGAGCCACATGCCCTTACCATTCCAGCCTTGCCGCGAAACGGCGCAGCCGGTTTTGAGAGCGTTGAGTGCCTGTCCGAAATCCATAAGAGCTTTCTCCTGTTCTACCAGCTATTAGCCACTTGAAGTTTCTGCTCATGCAGCTTGCGCCTGCCGGCGAACGTTTCCAGCGACGCCCGGATCGACTTGACCCGCGAGTCGATATTGATCTGGTCCTCCACCGGCACGAATTGGATCCCCTTCCACAGCAGGGCGTCTGCGATCACGCGGTCGCCATGATTCTTGCGGGCGCCCGACGGGTCGATATTGTGCGTCGCCGAGGCGTGCTCGACCTGGCCCTGGGACGTGAAGACGTATTGCAGCAGCTCCCGGTTGGCATGATACGACCGCTGGACAAAGGCCCGGTCCGAAAGCGCCTTGCGGTAAGCGCCGAGGATCGCCAGCTTGGTATCCGGCTGGAGGAATACTCCGGGTATGTCCGAGACTTTCTTGGTGATGGACTTGTCGTTTTCGCGGAAATAGACGTGATGATAACCCATCTTCCACAGCGTATCGCCGAAGACCTGGCCATGCCCGCCGGCGTCCCAGATCATAAAAGCGTTGTGGAAGAATTTACCGATCGCGTAAGCGGTCCTGGCCAGCCCTTCCGGCTTGACCCACGGCGTGACGAACTCCGCCACCTTCTCCCGTGTCCGCCGCCTGCCAACTGAGATCGCCGAATTGGACGCCCCGGTTCCGGCGGAGATATCGACGGCCACCACATAATCGTCGTCGTCGGGCGGCAGGCCCGTCGCCGGATGCAGCTCGGTCCACAAACAGAACCGGCCGCCCGAAGCCTCGGTGAACCGGATCTTTGCCCGCTGATGCTGATGCTCCAGGGCGTCGTCGTCATACTCCAGCTCACCCGTCGCGATCGGGTCTTTTACATCCGAGGCCTGGATCTGCCGAACAATCTCGGGATCGAAGAACTGAAAGTCCGAGCCCAGGTAGTCGATGTCCAGCTCCTGAGCGATCTCCATCGCGTGCGCCGCCCGCTGACACTGCTTGTCGTACCAGGGCGATCGCATCTTGCCGTCCAGCACGAACTCATAGCCCGGCGGGAAGTCGTAGCCCTCATCGAGGATCTCCAGCTTCCCGTTTCTGGCCACATACAGGCCGGCCGCCTTGACCGGATGCTGCGACCAGTGAAACCGCAGCTTTCGAATGCCGGGATTGACTGCCTGGTCGTAGAAAGCATTGCCCACCCCTTTCGGCGTGCTGTTAAAGACGCGGCAGCCCGTCACGTCGCGCGTCGACGAAAGAACTGCATGGCCATCCTTCACCGCGGCGAACTCGTCCAAGAGCATGGCCCCGCACCGGCCGCCCCTGGCGACATCGCCCGTCGTGGACGATCCGTTGATCACCGAGTCCATGTCGCGGTTGTACAAGTGCAGATGGCTCCGCCCGATGTTCGGACGCAGCCACGAAGGCAGCGACTTGATGATCAGGTCGATCTTCCAGAACAGGCTGTCCGGATCCTCCGTCCGGTCGACCAGATCCTCCACCCGCGAGACAAGCCGGAAAGCCTGGTTGCGGCGAAACTGCCAGAGATACCAGAAAGCCACGATGATCAGCCATGACGCACCCATATCTCGCGACTTCTCGATCAGGATGTCGTACTGGTAGAGGATCGCGTCAAGGATCTCCAGAAGCGCCTCATCCTGGTAGGCGGCGTATGTGATGAACGGGACGATCGTGGGGTTCGGCAGCAGCCGGGGGTCGAACGTCCAGACGAACGTGTTAACGGTGAACAGCGGATCGCGGGCGCACATGATCACCAGCTCCTCGCGAGCCCTGGGGCTGGAGAAGCCTTCCGCAATCATGCTGCGGCGAAATTCCAGGTTGGCGTCAAAGTCCTTCGGCACCAGATGATAAAACGGGCACCGCCTGCGGACGTCGACTCTCCTGGATTCGGTCAATGAGATCGAATTGATCGCGACCATCGTCCGTGATTCCGTCGTCTCTGCTCAGCTCTGATTTCGTCGGAATGAGCTTCGTGAGAAACTTGCTCAGGAAGTCCGCCCGACGCTCCGCACTGATCCGAAATTCCTGCAACAGCGTCCACGCCTCTTTGCACGGCGCCATCGCGGGAGTAACGTTGCGGACACGCAAATGCTTGGCAACCCACCGAATGATTTCAGGCATCGAAAGTTCCTGCTCGTCCCGGAAGTCCTCCAGAACACAGTCCAGGTGCTCCTCACATGCCTCGTAATCGGGACCCACCTTGCCGCCGGGACCAATGACGCCCTTGGGAAGAAAAAACGCCCTCGCCATCCAGTAAGCCGCGTTCTTTGTGAAGCCTAAACCTGCATAAAACTCCCTCCTTTCGAGGAAGACCTGCCATCGGCCTTCCTTCTCCATCCGCTTCTCAAATTGACCTCTCTCTTCGAGAATCTTTTGCATGGCGGCAAGGTATACACGACATCTACATTTTGTCAAGAAAAAAATATACACTATTGGCGACACAAGAGGTCTTGTCTATAAAAAAATGGATGCGCATTTTACGGGGTACATACTGGTTGCCACGCCCGCCCGCCCGGGGGCGTGGATCGCCCGCAAGCCGCGGGGCCCCCCGGACCTTTTTTATCGTGTACGCCTGCCGCCGCCCTGGGCCCGCCTGGACGGACCCGGACCCGCCGCCGCTGCCGGCCGATCTGCCTGCGTTTGCGTAGATTGCATCACTCGCAAGGGGTCTGGGCCCGCCATCGCCGCACACAAGCCCGCCAACTGCCACAACTTAGGACAGCCAGGACAACCGGGCACGCCGCCACTCATCTCGCCACGTCGAAACCCGACAAAAACGATCCGACAACCATTCATCCCCCTCTTTCAATCTATCTCGCCGCCAACATACCAACTGGTTGGTCTGCAAGCCGCGTCATAACATACCGGCTGGTATGTCTCCATTTCTGGGGATCAGCTGCCACCTGCGGTCCACTTAGTTGGCATAGTTGATCAGCAAAGATAGTGGCACGAAGTTTGGGGGAAAACTATCTCTATACGTGAGGGCTATATATATAGACGTATACTGTCCTATACACCCCCCCCCTTATACTATATAATTTTATAATTTTATTTTTAAAGAAATAAGCAAGGTATCTACGTGCAAATAGATAGTAGCAAAGGACTTACGGAAGAAAAAAACCGTTCCCATGCACGTGCATCTTAAAAAATTTTGTGTCGAATTGCTTGACTCCTGGCCAATGTGTAGTAAAATATACAAGCCGTGTATGCGTGTTGGTAGCGGACTTATTGGCGAGCCGGCAGAACCTGAAATGGTGGCACGCTTTTTTCTGTGCCACTAAGGCCACTCCCCTTTGTCGCATATTGTTAACTTAGGCAACCAATTTTTCTCTTGACAGGAGCTGGATCGGTGGTATATTTGGGGCATGAAATCCGTAGTCATCACGATTCAGTCAATCCATTTATGGGCCCAGGCAGGCACACCCGCGAGGGTTGCCGCGCTTCTACGGAGCGTCATTACCCCTGGGCCCACCTTTTTTTGGAGCCCCTGTCATGAAATCCGTAGGCAACAATCACCCCCATTCCCCCTGTCCGCCCCGTGATCTGCGCAGCATCAGGTTGCTGTTTGACGATCTGTTCGACGTGGAGACGGACGCTGACCTGCAAGCGTATCTCGACGGCGGTGCGGACATGCCCGCCCTGCGATGCACCTTGCAGGACCTCTTTTGCCAGCATATCAAGCGTGAGCCCACGCTATGTCTGCTGCGGCTGTGGCTGACCGCCAGACTGGATGACGGGCTTTATATGGCCAACCCAGCCCCATTTACGAGAAAGGATTAGTCGATGCGATACAGATTGTTTCACATCAAATACCTGCCGGAAAATCGTCGCCGCCGACGGCTGTGGATAGGTGACAAACTCGCCACGTCAAGCATCGAGGAGGCTTTGCGTGCCGCCGAGGATTACCATTATCGCAGAATCCCTTCAATGCCAGGCTGCACCGCCGTTGGTGTCTATGACAACTTTGGCCGGCTCGTCGCAGAAACGAGCAAGCTTTAAGGGCCCTTCAATAACGATTATACAGTGGAGACCAAAACGATGTCAACATGGTATCTAATCCGGCGGGAAGCCGTCGATCCGGCCAGCGACGATGCGGCGATCGACCGCCTCGGTATCCAGGAGATGCTGGAGGCCTGCGCCCGGGTCATGGCCGCCGGCGATGCGACGCCTGGCGAGATGGCGATCCTCCGCGTCCCTGGCGGCTGGCTGTATTCGATTTGGGACACAACCAAAGAGGAGCCGATCTCAACAACTTTCGTCCCAGAGCCCGCGGCGACGGCAGTGGCCCTGGCCGCTCTCAAACAGATCGCCCAGCGATGGTTCCTCGTCCGTATGGTCGGCGACGTGGAGCCTGAGATCATGGGCGAGCATGCCACCTACGATGAGCTGGTCGAGGCCGCCAGGATCATCAGGCACGGCGACGAGCAAGAGTTCAAGGATGGGCTTTATTGCCTGTCCTTGTACAATGGCGAGCCGGAACTGGAGGCATTTGCCGGCTGCGAGCTGGAGCCTGGGAACGATGGTTAGCAGCCACCACGGCTGGGTCCCCGCCAACTGCCAGCAGATCGACGGTGAATGGTACTTCCTTCTGAAGTGGCGAGATCATCCGCTCGGCTGGATTGCCAGGCAGTACGGCAAGGTGTTTATCTGCACGTTCGATAACGTGGTGTTTGAGGTTAAAGATCAGGGTTTATTGTTTTAACTGAAAGGACGGTGCACCGTGAAGCGGATCAGGCTATTATTGGCTGCCCTTGTTTTGTTGGCTATGATGCTATCGGGCTGTTTCGAAGCCCAGAGGCCTCCGACATTCAGGGAGCGAACAGCGGCAAGGCTCCACCAGTTCGCTAACTGGTTGGAAAAGTAGGGGGCCGGCCGCGGCCGCAGCCGCAGCCGACCCCCAGCAATCCGGGTGCCCGGGCCAGTTAGAGCCGGGCGCCCGTCAGCAATCAACGATTATACAGTGGAGACCAAAACGATGTCAACATGGTATCTAATCCGCCGGGAGGCCGTCGACCCTGGCAGCGACGACGCGGCAATCGACCGCCTCGGTATCCAGGAGATGCTGGAGGCTTGCGCCCGGGTCATGGCCGCCGGCGATGCGTCGCCTGCCGAGATGGCGATCCTGATTCGGTCCATGCCGCACTTGATCGACGTGGTGACGGGTATGTTTGCGGCTTTGAACGCATTGCCGCAGCCAGGCCATCCGGACTATCCGATCCGGGTCATGGAGGCGTTCGTCCGCCAGTCGCAAGCAAAAAGGGTTTTTGATGAGATATGTCTGTTATGGGGCAGGGACGATGACGGCAAAATTTCCACGTGATATGACCAAAGATGATATCCTGGCTGTCCTTGCTCTCAAAGCCGCCCGCAAGAGCCGCCGTATCAGGGCTGCGCACCGGCGACGCCAGGACGCCGGCCTCTGGCGTGGTGGCTCGCCGCCATACGGCTATCGCCTCCAGGACGGCCGCCTCGTAGCCGATCCGGCCGAGCAGGGTGTCATTGGGTGGATGGAGGCCCAGAGGCAACAGGGAGCCTCCTACGCGTTGATCGCA